GGCATCGGGCCTCTTCGAGCAATCCCAATAAAACGCTCTGTTCTTGTTTCCTCAATCGTAGACTTCGTACCCAAGCGTGCGGCGACCAATGCCTGAACTTCCGTATTTGGGTGTCCAAGAAGTTCTTTGAACGCCTCATCTGTCTTAGCGAAGGCATAGGTTTCCTTTCCTGTGGCGGGGCTCTTCTTCATCGGCGGCTCAACACCCCATGTGCGGAGTAGCTCGGCGAACCGTGGGTTGCTCATAAGCTCGTCTTTGTCGAAGTTCTCCAACAACTCGGCCTTGCGCTGACGCTCTCTGTGCAGGTGCACGTTCAACGCGCCCTCATCCAACTGCAACACTGGCTCGGTGAACATCTTGATCGTCAGGTCAATCAAGCGCAACTCAGTCGGCGGGAAGTTCTGGCTCATCAAATTGAACAAGTCCCATGTCAGGCGCACGTCGTTCTTGCAGTACTCACCATACTGAGCTAGCTGTTGTGCGGGGAAGTCAGTGCGGCGCAAGCCCTTGGCGTCATCCACCTCGGTGCCTTTGACCCCCACATCGTAGAACTCGGCCAGCACTTTGAGGCTACCACCCACGTTAGTACCGTGAAGCGCACGACCCATGGACAGCGTGTCCAGCCAGCCCTTTGGTTTGATGTTGAAGTGCTCAGACAGAATGAACCCGTCGAACATAGCGTTGTGGGCTAGCGCGAGGCTATTCGCCCAGTCATACTTCTTCAAGAACGCCGCAGTCTCAGCCATGGTTCCGCTGAACCACTCGGCCTCGCCGTCATTGATCTGCACAGCAACGCCGACAACTTCAAAGCGCGGGTCGCGTACATATTCTTCAGTAGTCTGTTTGGCAAACCCAAGGTCAGCCGAGTAGTAGGTCTCGAAATCGACCGTGATGATGTTCATTTAGTAATCCCTGTCGGGTGAAAAAATACTGCTGAGGAACCCGTTTTGTGCCGCGTTTTGCAACGGGTGAATTTGTCCGGGCGCGATTGTGGCAGTTTGGTATGTACCTGTGCTAGCCGACAACATTTGGTTTTGTGCCGCCATGCGGTTCTGGTACATCTGCTGTTTCATCTGCGCTTCGTAGAGCTGCTGTTCCTCTTTGCGCTTGTAGAAGTCCTCGTCGAACACCCTCTCCATGATGTCTTTTTCCCAACCCCCATACTGAAGTTTCGCCCACGCATTACGCAGGGCTTGCTTGTCGGTTTCGCTCAAGAACCAGAATGGCGCTTTGACCCCGTCGTCTACCCCGACCAAACTCCACATAGCGTCAGCAAAATCCCCGAACTTGTTCCCGTACCTAAAGTCCTCGGGGTGCGTTTCCATCCGTGCGATGAGCACGGTCACTGCGTTAGATAACTCGGTCATACCACCACCTTGGGGTTGTTCAAGCGTTTAATCATCTCTGCTTGTGCGGCGTTAATGACCATCTTCTTGGGCTTCTGGCTCATGTCTGCTGTGGCTGCTTTCTGCCACCCCATGTCTTCCTCTTCGTCCTGTGGCATCACAGTGGCTACTGCCTTCGCTGTTATCTCCAAGCGACGCACCTTGACCATCGCCGAGTGAATCGCCGCCTTCTCTGGCTCGGTCATCACTTCGCGCAGGTTCTCTGAAAAAATCCAACGCCACTTGCCTACATCCGCAAAGAACTCCTCGGGGTTGCTCTCCATGCGGTTCAAAATAATTTGTACTCCTTCGTTTACTTCGCTCATTTTTCTTCCTCTCTAAGTTTGATTACAACCTTCAGCCAATCCAAATCGTCTTCGTTAATCACCACTGCCATACCACCAGCGGCTTTAATGTCGCGCATGTTCTTCTCTTGCAACGCTGTCGGTATGCCCTTGCCAGCCTTCGCTTCAATCGCCAAGAACCTTCCGTTCACGCAACACAAGAAGTCAGGGACTCCACTGTTGCCGTACCCTGTGCCCATCGGCATTGCAAAGTACACGTTGTGTTCCTTCAGAATCTTTTTGATCTTCTCTTTAACCTTCGCTTCAGGTGTTGATGCCATATATGGTGCTCTTCCATTTAGAAACTGAGGGCATGTGGTTGTGGGATTTGGTCGGCGTTACATAGCCGTCGTGGACGACCCAGCCGATAGTTTTGAGGGCTCTTACCCCCGACACCCATACGTTTGGGTGTAAGTTGAATGGTCGGTGCAGTTTGTTGTTCGCGCAGTACTCTCGGAACTCATCGCCCAAGACCACGGGCTTACTCTTGAGCAGTTGCTCTGCTAGCTCTAAGTAGCGCTCAACGAAATCAGGCGCTGTTTTATACGCCTTCTCCCAGCACTTCTCGGCTAACTCCATTGCGTTTTCCATACGTTCACTCATCGTTTACTCCTTCGTTGAACTCACTATATCACATCTTTTGACAAAGTCAAATGGGGGTTGGCTGATTCGTCACGCTCCCCCGTCACGTGCTGAAAGGGCGCTACTTGACCATATCGTTTTCAGGGGGGAGCCAAGTAGCCACAAGCAGTCAGTCACATCAGCCAAGCTAGACCGCCTGTGTATGCAGATACCCCCCATTATGTTCAGAGTCTGGTGTCGGTTACCTCACCATGTTGTGCGCGTGACCACAGCATACCAATGTCTCTCTTCGCCCCCGCTAAGACAAGCTCTTCCGCTGTGTATCTTTTGTTAGACGCATGCGGGTAGCCGGGCCCGACAAAAATCGAGCTGTTGCGGTAGTGCGGCACATAGGTGATGCCGTCTTTTTTGTACACGTCCATCGAGTACAGTCCTGCGCGTTCGGTGCTCATTATTTAGCCCCTTTGTTCACTTTGGCTATCTCTCGGTTCAAGTACCAACGTGCCTTGAGCAAGTCCTCTTGGGTGTTGCCTTTGTGGTCGGCACGAGTAATGTACTTCACCACGTTGCCGAGGTTGTAGTTCAGTTGCTTGGCTTCGATGAAGTCGATGGTCTCTATACCACCTACTTTGTAATGCGCAGGGTGATTGACTGGATCGGCTTGGTTTTGGGTTCTCTTTGCAAACACTGTGGCTTTCAGTTTCTCGTAGTTACTTGCGGCCATAGCCTTATTTTTAGCTTTCACCTTCTTGGCTTTCACTCTGTCGTAGTTGTTGATTGCGTAGATGCGTGCAACCGGTATACCCAGCGCTTTGGCTACTTCTTTAGGCATAGCCTTGGGGTTCGCCTTCTTGTACTCACGCACTTTGGCGGCGATGCTTTGTTTTTTGGTTGTGGTTTCAGTTGTCATGGTTTTCTCCAGTTTGACTTTTTACATAGTTGGTAAGAACTTCACGGATTTTGGCTTGCTTGTTGTTGGGGTAGTTCTGGTCAAAATAGTCCATCACTTCCCGCGACAAACGCACGCTCGTATTGAAAAGGGCAGGCTTCTTGCCGGGGCCACGCCCCTTTCGTTTTTTCTCTGGTTTCAGGTATTCAATTCCGGTTGTCATGTGTTTACTCCAAGCTATTTTGCCAATAGTGCAGTTTCGTCATCTCTATCACACCAAGCACTGTTGCGTTGGTCATGTAGTCGTACTTCGGCGCGTTAATAACGGCGCGCAATTCATCCATCAAATCTTGCCCCATCGCTTTCTGGTCTGTGCACGGTATGACGGTTAGCTTCGGTCTTTCGTCGTTCATATAGGTGCTTCCTCAAGGGTAGAAGTTGTTTCTAACTTTGTTAGTTTCGGCATAAGCCGTGGGTCGAGCCTGTCGAACGGCCACCATGCGTTCAGCTCGGCCTGAGTCAATCGGCGTGATGGTTGTGCGGACTTTGACCACATAGCCTCCGTCTTTGCAGTTGTCGGCAACATACTGTTGCGCTTGCGCTTTGGTTGGGTACATGACATATCCAACTCCTTCGCCTGTGTTTGTTTTGGCATAGTGCCCCCTTAAATTTCTAACCATCCACGCGTTCACATGCACTGACTGCATCTTTCTTCTCCTTATCGGGTCAACGCCCACATCCAAAAACCAAACATGAGCAACAAAAAAGCGTCGTTCAAAATATCTACTGTCATACTTTCTCCTTCACTGATCTGGCTTTGCCATGCCGTTGGTCTTTCTCTACTATCGCTAGCGCTCTCTCCATGTCCTGCACTGTGCTTTGCTCAAGCTGTGCGTCATGTATCTCTAGGATTAGGTTGATAGCCACAAGCTCGGGCGCTTTACAGATGAACTTGTTCGAGTCCAACCCACGCCGCGCTACGGCTAGCAACGCATCCTGTCCTGCGCGTATCTCTGCTGACCAATCCTTACCGAACTCGTCACGCAAGCGCATGTACCCCTCGCACATATTCGCCGCACCGATCAACACATCCATGTCAGCTTTGTCGGCTACCCCACGGCGCAACTTGTCCATCGCGTCGTGGTTCTTAATCCGTAGGTCAGTACCCGCACTGATCTCCCTGAACGGCTTGATGCTCGACATAACCCATGTCATGTTGTCGGTACGCACCCCCTTGGGCTTGTACTTGGATTTCTTTCTCACTTCTCCAGCCCCTTGAGTTTCATCACCACCGCGATCTGCTCGGACAATGGTTGGTCTTCGGTGAGAATCCAGTAGTCGGTCGTCCAGTCTGGGCCGTTGGGGTTACGCTTGTATGTACTAACTTCCAACAGCTTGCCGTTCATCACGGTCAACGCGCCCATACGCACGTGGGGTTGCACTGCGGTTGTCTCGTTCTCAATGTAAATACCACTGCGCGTGCCCAACACGGCGTGCACTTCGCGTTCCTGTTTCTCCAGCTCTTCTCTGAAAAGCCACTTCTTAATCCACTTTCTCATCTGGTTTCTCCTGTGTGTATAGGTGAGGTTGCTCTGACCGCATGCGTATCTCTCGTGCAATACGCTCGAACTCAAAGTCCTCGTCGTCTTTACGCTTGGGCTTGTGTAGCCCCGCGTTTCGTTTTGGGTTTGCGCGCAAGTACTGCGCTACTAAGTTCCTCTTTTTCATGTGGTGTCCTTTTCATACGCTTGAGTGGCGCAACTGACACTGCCTTCTCAGACATACCGAACATGGTGCCGTGTGACGGTTTAGTCTCGCGTTGCTTCTCCACAAACTTGGTCATGGCTTGGCTGTTCTGCGTGGCTGTGTTCTGTGCCGACCAACTGAGCTTACCCATCACTGGGCACTCCCAATTCTTCCAGTCAAACGCGTTGGCCTTTGGCTTGTCGGCTACCAATACAAAGCAGTTACGCTCGTGGTCATAAATGGTTTTCAGAGTCATACGTAAATCAACCCACTCAAAACATCATTCACCACGTCTTTATCGACTCCGCACGCACGCAAAATCTTCTCGACCCGCGCTCTCTCCCACTCCACACCCAAGTCATAGGCATGGCTCATGCCCTGTTCCACATCTTCAGGTACGGCTACGCTACGCACCAGAGCCAACATATCGTCTTTAGTCATAAAAACTCTCCAGCATGGCGAGTCCCGCCATATAAACAAACACAATCCCAACGAACACCGCGATGCCCAGCCCCATCAAAAGAACTATCGCGCCGATGTTCAACAAGTCGTCAAAGACCATCCACTCCATCACGCCTCCTCGCGGTTGATACGCAAGGCTAGCATCGTGCCTGCTGTGGCTACGCAGATAAAGAAGAACATTCGGTCTGTTCTCCCCCACGTGAACGCGTCCCAACTTGCGCCAATGATTGCCGCCATGGGATACAACATAACGAACGCCACCACATAGGGCACAACGCACAAGAAAAGTTGTTTAGCCTTGTCCATCTTCATACTCCTTCTTCAGTCGGCGGTATACCGCCAAGTTGTTTTTGATAGCCCTCCAATCACTGCCGTTCTTGGTGATGATCTGAGGTGTTGGAAATTCAGCAAAGGTGATCTTGAAATGTGAGCCGCTTCGAGCTTCCACATCTATCGGATGAAAGCCAGCCTTCTCGTACTCAATCACCTGCTTGCGTAGGCACTGAGGGATTTTCATTTGCATGTCTCCATACTCATGGCCCGTTCATGTAGCTTGTCCCACACATCTGGCTCCCCCGTAA